TGTAATGAACTCGTCTAGTACCTTCCTTAGCGTTAAACCATGTTTATCCGTTAAGTGATGTTCGAGCTATTGCAGTAGATTTCTGCACTGGATCTTCCTAGTAGCATGTTTAGTTGTATCCTGACTAGACTCTCATGCATGTGTTAGCAGCTCGTGTATGATGGCAAGTGTGAAAGCATTATCCAGAGATAACCATGATGAAAATTTATTGCTTTTAAAAACAACAAATTATTTACATCAGGATCTAAAGCTGTGAGCAAATGGATTCATCTCAAAGAGATTCGTCTGTATGCTTTTATAGCAGTCTGGATTACACAATGTAAAGAATATTGGCCTATGGTCGATTTGTTGATTACTCGGATAAAAGCGTTGATCAAATCAGCGGGTTGGAATTTTGCATTCCTTTACCTTAAGACTTGTCTTCAGCTTACTATTCAGAGTATCAATGGTACTCCTCTTTCTGGGATGTCCTCCCCGAGAGTTAAAAGAGACCATTTCGGTTTGCCTACTATTATCCCTCATCCTCTACGTCTTATCATTCGTGATAAGTCGCATGGTGATTGGGTTAAGGTAGTAAGACTAACACTAACGGTTCTCAGTATTTTCAGAACTTTTTCTACTAAAGTGATACCCTCTCTTGAGACTGTAATAGCCCCATTTGACGGGTTAACTCGGACATTGAACATGTCGAGCTTGCACACGGTAGTTGAACGTATGAAAATTAGTATCTGTCCAGGTGAATTCGAAGGATTTATATCCGAGAAAGCCGGACCAAACGGATCAAAAGCAACATGGACATCGCATTTAGATGCTTTGGCCTTCGTTGCCAATCCTCAACAGTTATATGCTTTTCATGCATTAGCCTTTCGATATAATTCGATAGCTTACGCATTATGGCTTGATTTGTTGATTGTAATCATGGTACCTTTCATTCCAGTTTACTGGTTATGGAAGTTCCCCCTTAAGATGGGAAAACTATCGGTAGTATATGATCAGGCTGGTAAAGCCCGGATTGTTGCTATATCAAATTGGTGGGTACAACTCGCATTAAAACCACTACATGATTCTATATTCTCTTTCTTACGTCGGGTTCCACAAGATGGAACCTTCGACCAAGACGGAGCTTTGGAACATTTACTGGCTAATCGTGATGTAACTCACAAATTCTATAGTTTTGATCTATCTGCTGCGACTGACCGGTTACCGATCGATTTACAGGAGCAAATACTTCAACTGCTGGGTTACGACTCAGTTAATTGGAGGCGACTGTTAAATATAGGTTGGCACTGGCATGGCGAACAGGTAAGATACTCTGTTGGACAACCAATGGGTGCCTATTCTTCTTGGGCTATGCTTGCATTAACTCACCATGTCATAGTACGATATGCTGCTTTACAAGCGGGTCTGTCTGGAATTCCAAACTATGTTGTTCTAGGTGATGATATTGTAATCAATCACGACCGAGTGGCTTCAGAGTATCTCATTATAATGAGATCTCTTGGAGTATCTATCAACATGTCAAAATCCATCGTATCTTCGGATATGGTTGAATTTGCTAAGAGATGGAAAACACCGGATATAGATCTTAGCCCATTAGGGCCCGGAAATATATTGGTGACGTTACGAGAACCTTACTTCCTAGGCACATTAGTCTCTGAAGCAAAGAGAAAAGGTTTCTTTTCTGATTCTATTTCCCTTAGAGCTGTGATCGACTCACTCCCTCAGAAATATTTTTCTAAGGAAATGAGCGTAGCACTTTGGGCGGCAATAGGTATCCCTGAGAAACCACATCTCTTCGCCAGTGGGGCGGTTGTTACACCGTCGTTCTGGTACGCTTTTGAGAGAGGGATTTCACAGGCTCATCGAGATTTATCGCTTTATCGGGCCCTTTTGGACCTGGTAAAGGAGAAAGAATCTAATGCCTTGTCGAGTATTTTAGCTGCTGAAGATACTTTTGATACCAATTGGTTCAAAGCTTCTTCTTGCGTGACTAAAGACCC